TATCAATGGATTTTCGTTGGTGCTTTTCCTCCACAACTAGCAGATTTAGTACAGCAGCAAAAAATTGAATTTTATAATTGGCAAACTTTATTAAGATATCCATACTTTATTAATAGCTTAAGAGCGCAATTAATGGTAGCACCTTTACAAGTTAATGATTTTAATCGATCAAAATCTGATATTAAGTATATAGAGGGGTGTATACTTGGTATACCTTGTTTATGTCAAGATATGGAAACATATAGTAACGCTCCAAGTAACCTAAAATTTAGCTCGGTAGAAGAATTCGAAGATAAAATAGAACGTATTCTAAGGCCAAATAAAAAGAATAAGTACATGCAAAATGTACATAAGCTTCGAAAAATAGGTGAAGCGAGAATACTTGAATTAGATCCTAATATTGGAGCTCATCTTGAAGCTCTGAATACACCATACGGAAGTTCCGAAAGACGATACCTAAGAGAGTGGAATTAGGAACTATGCTATTATAATAGTAGTAGATGTCGTATCGTAATGTTGTTTATAACGGTAGAAACCGTTGTGTAAATTTATTTACTTGGGATAAAGATGGTAAGCGTGTAATGCACGAATGCTCTTTTGAGCCTTATCTCTATGTTGAAAATACTGCCGGTGATAAAACATCTATCTACGGGACTAAGGTATCAAAACGTAAATTTAATACTAGTTTTGACCGATCTAGATTTGTTCGTGACTCAAACATAAAGCGTGTATTTGAAAATATGCCGCCCGTTCAGCAATTCTTGCTTGATTTATACTGGCAGCAAAACGAAGAACCGGAATTTAGTACTAACCCGCTTAAGACGTGTTTACTTGATATTGAGACATATTCACCAGATTCGTTTCCTAACCCAGAAGACCCAACTCATGTTGTAAACGTTATAACTTGTTATGATAACTTTAGTAAAAAGTTTCATACATTTGGTATTAAACCATATAATGGTAAAGGTGCTGATAATTTAAACTATGTTCATTGTAGAGATGAACGTGAAATGTTTATCCGGTTCATTGAATATCTTGAAAGCGACTACCCGGATATCTTAAGTGGTTGGAACTCTGAATTCTTTGATATACCTTATATTATTAATCGAATTGAACGTATACTTGGGCAAGATTATGTTGATAGATTATCTCCTCTAGGTAGAGTACATTTTAGAGCTGTAAAGGGTAAGTTTGGGCGTGATCTAAAAAGATACTATATTGATGGTATTGCTTGTTTAGATTATCTCGATGTATATAGACGGTTTTGTTTAAAGCTTCGTGAGTCTTATAAGTTGGATGCAATTGGTGAAGTTGAGCTCGGTCAACGAAAGATTGATTACGGTGATACTAACCTTGCAACTTTATCTGATGAAGACTGGGATACGTTTATTGACTACAACATTCAAGACGTTAACCTTTTAGTAAGACTAGAAGAAAAGCTTCAATATGTTCCTTTATTGAGAATGCTCTCATATGTTGGGTTAACGACTCTTGAGGGAGCAATGGGAACTATTCAGGTGATTAACGGTGCTCTTTGCATTAAAGCAAGGCGTCGAGGTGAGGTTATTGCTACATTTTTACGTAATGCTGATACCGGTAAAAATCCGGGCGCGTATGTTGCAGAACCTAAGCAAGGTTTTAAAAATCATGTTGTGTCGTTTGATGCTAATTCTCTATATCCTAATGTGATGATATCTTTGAATACTTCACCAGAAACTAAAGTAGGTAGAGTAGAGAAGACCACAGATGATAAGGTTATTATACAGCATGTAACAGGTAAAGTGTTTGAACTTGATAAGCCTGCTTTTGTAAAGTTCCTAAAAGATGAAGAGTGTGCACTGTCTAAAGCTGGGTTCCTTTTTACTCAAAAGAAGAAAGGTATTATACCAGAGTTTCTAGAGCATTATTATAATCAACGTGTTAAAATTAAGAAAGACCTCTTTAAAGCTAAGACAAAACTTAAGAAGCTTAAAAAAGATTCTGCAGAATATACTAGCGCGAAGTATGAAGTAGAGAGACTGAATACATCACAAATGGTTATTAAGATTCTTATTAATTCGTGTTATGGTTACATGGGTAATAAGAATGCTCCTATTGGTGATGATGATATCGCATCTTCTGTTACGCTTACCGGGCAAGCTGTCATTAAATATTCAAATGAGCTTATCAAGCAATTTATCAAAAAAGAGATTCCAGATATCTCTGATAATGAGCTTGAAGAGTGTATTGTATACAATGATACGGACTCGTCGTATGTTTCTATTACTCCTCTTGTTAGCAAGGGTTTAAACTTTTTAGATGGAGATGATGTACATCAAGATACACATGATAAGATTCAAGAGATTGAGGACTATTTAAATGAAGGTGTACAGAATTGGGCTAAAAAATCCCTACTATCAAAAGATAGTAGGTTTGTGTTTAAGCGAGAATGTATAGCGGATGTAGGCGTCTTTTTGCAAAAGAAAAGATACGTTATGCATATCCTTGATGATGAGGGTATTAAGGAAAATAAATTTAAATATACAGGAGTTGAAGTAGTTCGAACTACTATGCCTAATGCTATTAAGCCGTATGCTAAAAAAATTATTGAGACTATGTTAAGTACACAGTCTTTGACTGAAACTAATAAGATACTCAACGAGACGTATGATATATTTAAAGGTTTATCTCCGGAAGAACTTGCGTTTGTTATGGGAGTAAAGGGTTACGAGAAGTATGCTGTAGATTGTAACGAATTTAATACTGTGAAAAGTATGCCAATACATGTTAAGTCTGCATATTTTTATAATCTACTTTTAGATAAGCTTAATACAGGAAACAAGTATGAATCGTTAGGTTCGGGTGATAAAGTTCGTTATATGTATGTCGAAAAACCCAATAAATACGGATTGGATAGTATCGGCTTTAAGTATGCTTACCCTTCTGAGTTTAAAGATACGTTTAAGATTGATTATGATAAAATGTTTGAAAAGATTTTGTTTCAAGGTATCGAAAGATTTTATGATTGTGTGGGTTGGAATATTCGCAAACCAGCTGAGAATGTTACAGTTGAACTTTTTGACTTGTTTAGTAAATAAGAACATTATGGCATTACAACCCGGCGGATATACAGACAGACCTGAAGATGATAATACTCGAAACGCACACCCTGCGTTTAATAGAGGTAAAATCCAAGGTATATTAGAAACATTAGCAATCTTAAAAGATGTAATCACCGGCAACGACGATGGTTCCGGAACTATTAACTCCCCGGAGATTGAAAAAATTAGGAGATCAGTTTTTCTTCTGAGAGATGCCCTATCACATGCATCAGACAAATCTACATACCTTTCAAAGCAAGCAAAAGAAGCGCTTGATGAAGCAATTAAAGTAGCAGATACACTAAGATATCAAAAAGGTTAGTGGATTTTTACAAAATTTAATTTAAAATATTATTATGGCAGACAAAAAACCAACAATCAAAACTATTATTGATCATATTGGACGTACAGTTGTAGGTACCGTCACTAAAGAGGATCCAAAAACAATTACATTGTTTAATCCTGTGATTATTCACGTACAACCTGATCCACAATCTGGTCAACTTCAAGTACAGTCCTTTCCATATATCTTTATGGAGTTCTTAAAAGACAAAGATAAGAACAACTGGACGTTTACCAAGAGTTCTATTAGTACTTCTGATGTCGAGCTTGATGAAAGAATTATCACGCAGTACGAAAACATTAATAACCCACAACCGCCCATTCAAGAGCAAGCTCCTACAGAAGAGCCAGAAGTAATTAAACTTTTTGATGATTAATTGATAAAAAAATATATACTGTGTAATAAATACTTTTACTATGAAACTAACTAAATATACACATAACCCAATTGCTGAAATCGAAAGAGCCTTTGATGGCTTTTTTAACTTAACACCTGTCTTTCATCAATTGGAAGAAGTTTACAAGACAGGTGATCAAGTTCGATTTTCTTCAGACGAAGACACACTAAGTGTGCAGATCGATTTACCTGGAGTTGCGAAAGATGATCTAGATCTTTCGACAGACACTGACCAACGTGAGGTCTACATCAAAGCTAAACGTAAGGTTAAGGCTCATGATGGTGAAAAAGAACAAACCTATAATAGGTCGTTCTCAGTCGGGAGAGAGTTTGATCTTAACAAGATTAACTTCACTTATATCAATGGAGTCCTTGAGGTAGATGTACCTCGTAGGAAAAAAGAAGAATATATTAAAACATATACAGTCTAAAATTTAAATGGGCTTAGCTAGCCCAAACCCGGGTGTGCCTGAATAAACATTTTAAGCAAGAGTGTTAAGGGGACTGCTGACTTACATGGAGGGTCAACTGACTATTATGTGTATAATGCGGGGTACAAGTAGGTAAAAAGATGAAACTGCATCTTGCCTAACTGAAAGTTGGAGGTAACCAGAAAATCCTCTCACCCACCTTAAAGCCCCCGAAGGGGGCTTTTTTTATCTAAATAATTAGGTGAATATAATTGTTATAGCTGATTTAACTACTAATGAAGGGCTATACTTTAGATATCTATCAATGATGGTTCAAGCTGATGTTGTAGTGGAAACAAGCAAACCTTTAATTGATTATCATTATAGAAATCTTAAAAGCCAAGGTCTCTATGACTGTGTGTATGATATGGTTACACCAGAATGTGGTGTAGAGGGTATTCG